CGTGGTCGTATCAAGTTTGTGTTGCGTGATGCACAGGTTGAGACTGCACGTAATTGGATGGAGCATCGTTATACGATTGTGTTGAAGGCCCGTCAGATTGGGTTTTCTACTTTGGCTGCTGCGTTTGTGTTTTGGGAAACGTTTTTTTGGTCTGACAGGTTTGTGGTGATGCTTTCACGTACGGAACGTGAAGCATCTAAGTTGTTGCAGAAAACGAAGTATGGATACAAGATGTTGCCTGCGTGGATGCGTGTGCGTGGACCTGAGGTGTTGGTGGATAACCAGTTGAAGATGGTGTTTGCTAATGAGTCTTCTGTTGAGTCGTTGCCGAGCGGTAATGACCCTGCTCGTGGTGAAGCGGTGTATCGAGTGGTAATTGATGAGATGGCGTTTTTGCCGAATCCGGATGAGGCGTGGGCTTCTATTGAGCCGATTGCTGACGTTGGTGGTCGTGTTATTTGTTTGTCTACGGCTAACGGTGAGGGTAACATTTTTCATGATTTGTGGGTCGGGTCGCAGACCAGCACCAATAGGTTCGTTGGCATCTTTTTTCCGTGGTCGGCTGGTGAACGTGACGATGAATGGTATGAGGCTAAGAAACGTGATTTGCCTGATTGGCAGTTGGCTCAGGAGTATCCGTCTGACCCTGATGAGGCGTTTATTCGGTCGGGGCGTCCTGTGTTTGATTTGGAGTCGTTGAGGGATTTGGAGATTGTGGAACCGTATCGTGGGTATTTGTACAAGTTGCCGGGGCGTGGGGTGTACGAGTTCCGTGAGGATGGTGGCGAGTTCGCTGTGTGGGATTTTCCTGAGTTTGGTGAGGTGTATGTGGTGGGGGCTGACGTTGCTGAGGGTTTGGGGCATGGTGACTATTCTTCGGCTCACGTGTTGAATGCTTCTACGGGGGCTGTGGTTGCGCATTGGCATGGGCATATTGATGCGGACTTGTTTGGTGAGGAAACGTTGTATGCGATTGGGTATTGGTACAACAGGGCTTTGATTGGTGTTGAGTCAAATAACCACGGTTTGACGACGTTGAAGGGTTTGCAGCGTGTCGGGTACAAGAATTTGTTTAGGCAACGCAGGTTGGGTCAACGTAATCCGACTGTGTCGGAGACGTTGGGGTGGCGCACTACCTCTGTTTCTAAACCCTTGGCTGTGGACGAGTTGAATGCCGGTTTGCGTGATTCGGTGTTGGGTTTGTGGTGTAAATCCACTGTTGCGGAGTTGCGTACGTTTGTGCGTGAGGAGAACGGCAAGATGCATGGTTCTCCGCATGATGACCGTGTTATGTCGTTGGCTATTGCCAATCAGATGTTGAAGTATGTGTGGCTACCTGAGTATCGGGGTACGGACACACCGAAGTCTCATACGTTGGGTTGGTGGGAAAAGCATATTATTCGTGAAAAGAAGCCTGAAAGGGAGTTGATTGGGTCCCATAATGTAAGAAGTAGTGGTTGGGACTAAGGGTGATGCAAGATTTCGTGTGCGAACAATGCCAGAAGGCGTTTCAGGCTGAGGAACTCCCCCGTCGTGGGGAGGTCTGTTTTGCGTGCCATGTGCGCACTATTCGTTTGGGTTTCACTTACGGTAAAGAGGATTTTCATGGTCCTACGATTCGGGAACGTCAAGCCAAGACTGTTTCCGATGCCAAGATAAATGGCTATAACGCCGAACCGGTGGGGAGCCGTTGGGTGTGACATGGAAACTATTCTGGTTCCGATTGCGGTTGCAGTTATTTCGGGACCGATAGTTGTTCTTCTGCAAAGGTTACGCAAGGAGAACGCTCAGCAGCATGCCGAGGGCAGAATTTTGCTTCGGAATGTTGCAAACAAAGTGGATAAGGTTACGTCAAAGTTGGATGAGCATATTGGTTGGCATAAGGGCAAGGAGCAGTAGTGGCACGGATTTCTAATTACGAATTGTTGAGGCGGTATCGCAACAAGTTGGAGCATTCTCGTCGTTGGCGCAAAGAAGAGAAGTATGACGATTTGTGGCAGCGGATGATTGATTTGTATCGTGGTAAGCATCATCGTGCAGATGTTAAAGAGGACCAGTTGCTTGTCAATATGGCGTTCTCTACCATCAACATTGTTGCGCCGTCTGTTGCGGTGAATCATCCGAAGATTACGGTGAATGCTCGCCGTCCAGAGGACGGTGACAAGGCTGTTGTTACTGAGGCAATTGTGAACTATTGGTGGCGTCATTATGACTGTCAGAAAGAGTTCCGCCGTTCGGTGAAGGATGCTTTGATTTGTGGTCACGGTTGGGTGAAAACTGGTTACCGTTACGTTGAAGAAGAGAAGGTTGCGGAAGGCAATTTTGATTCTTATGACGAATTGACGGAGGTTCGTGAGGAGAATGTTGCCGAGTCAAATCTGATTGTCAAAGAGGACCGCCCGTTCGTGGAACGGGTGTCACCGTTTGATGTGTTTGTTGACCCGGATGCGACAAGTATGGAGGATGCTCGTTGGATTGCGCAACGTATTCGCCGTCCGTTGGAGGATGTGAAGAAAGATAAGCGTTACAATTCTACGGCTCGTAGTGAGGCTTCTCCAAGCCATTACAGCAAGTGGGGTCAGGATTCGTTCCGTCCTCGCCGTTCACAGGACCCTGCCGATTCGTATGTTGAGGTGTGGGAGTGGTATGACATTGACCGTAATACGGTGTCGGTGTTTTGTGACGGGTCTGACAAGTTCCTTGTCGCCCCGAAGGAGATTCCGTTTGCTTTCGGTCAGCCGTTTGTGATGATTCGTAACTATGACGTTCCTGAGACGTTTTATCCGATGGGCGAGTTGGAGGCTATTGAGCCGTTGCAGCACGAGTTGAATCAGACTCGTACACAGATGATGAATCATCGTAAACGGTTCAGCCGTAAATGGTTGTACAAGGAAACTGCGTTTGATACTGATGGCCGTCAGGCATTGGAGTCCGATGAGGACAATGTGATGGTTCCTGTTATTACGGATGACAATTTGGGGAATGTGATTTCTCCGATGCCTGCTGTAATTAATCCGCCAGAGTTTTACAATCAGTCGGATTTGATTTCGTCTGACATGAACCGTGTGTCTGGTGTGTCTGAGTATCAGCAGGGTGCGATGCCGGAAATTCGTCGTACGGCTACTGAGGCTGCAATTGTGCAGGATGCGTCTAACGCTCGTGCTAGCGACAAGTTAGCGATTATTGAGCGTTCTATCGGTGAGTGTGCTCGCCGTTTGGTGATGCTGGCACAGCAGTTTATGACTGGTGAGCAGGCGATTCGTATTGTGGGGTCTGAGGCTCAGCCGTTGTGGTTGACGTTTGACCGTGACTATATTCAGGGCGAGTTTGACTACGAGGTTGAGGGTGGGTCTACGGCTCCGATGAATGAGTCGTTCCGCCGTCAAAGGGCGTTGCAGATTGTGGATGCTATGGCTCCGTTTGCTGGGGCTGGCATTTTGGATATGGGCAAAATGGCGATGTACGTGTTGCAGTACGGGTTTGGTATCAAGCAGGCTCAGGGGTTCATTATGCAGCAGCCTCCGATGGCTGGTATGCCACCTGAGGGCGGTATGCCGCCCCAGATGGCTCCTGAGGGTCTTACGCCCGGTATGGGGGCTGCTGAGGCTCCTCCGACGGGTGGTATGGCAATGCCAAGCAATATTCCGCCTGAAATTTTGGCTCAATTGCTGTCGCAGGGTGCTCCTTTGCCGAATACCCAGTTGCCAAATGAACAAATTATGTAGTGTCCGGTACTAGGGGTAGAGCAACCGCAGAAGGAGGACTCTATGAGCAATATTGAGAACACCGTTGAAAGCGTAACTGAAACACCCGTTGACGGGCAAGTGGATGCTATCGCAGAAATTGGTGAAGCCCCAGAGGTTGAACCTAGAGAGTATTTCGCTTGGGACGAACACGCTGACAAGCCCGTCAGGCTGACTGTTGATGGCGAAGAAATTGAGGTTCCGCTTTCTGAGGCGTTGAGCGGTTACCAACGTCAAGCGGACTATACCCGCAAGACGCAGGAACTTGCTGAACAACGAAGACAGGTGCAATTTGCGGCTGCTTTGCAAGAGGCTTTGCAGAACGACCCGAGTAGCACTGTGGAATTGCTTTCTCAGCATTATGGTTTGAATCAGAAACCAACATCTGAAGAAGATGAGTTTTTGGACCCAATGGAAAAGCAGTACCGCCAACTTGAGAATCGTATTCAAGCATTTGAACAGGATAAAGCAATGCGTGAGTTAGAGAATCAGATTGAGTCTTTGTCAAGGAGATACGGGGAACTTTTTGATGCCAACGAAGTCGTAGCGAAAGCGTTGGCAACGGGAAGCACGAATCTTGAAGCAACCTATAAGCAAATTGCGTTTGACCGTTTGTTTGAACAGTCTCGCTCAAAGGATGCAGTTACCAAAATGAAATCTGATGAGACGAAAAAGATTGTTGAAGCGAAACGTGATGCAGCAGTTGTGTCTAAGGGTGCTTCTGCGAAGAGTGCCGATGTTTCTTCTAAGCCCATTCGTAGCGTTAGCGAAGCCTTTGAGGCTGCCAAACGGCAGTTAGAGGGTTAGCACAATTTCAACTAAGGAGTAATTCATCATGGCAGGCAATGTCAATTTTGATGCGCTGCTTTCAACCACGCTTGCGAACTATCGTTCACAACTGACGGATAACGTGTTCACTGCACGTCCGTTGACCTACTTCCTCATGGATAAGGGTCGCATCCGCATGTTGAACGGTGGTACCAAGATTGTTGAGCCGCTCATCTACGGTCAGAACAGCACGGTTGCGTCGTACAGCGGGTACGACACGATTTCGCTGACAGCGCAAGAAGGCATCTCGGCTGCTGAGTACGAGTGGAAGCAGTACGCTGCGTCCATCGCAATCAGCGGTATCGAGGAAGCCAAGAACAACGGCGAGCAGGAAATTATCAACCTGCTGGAAGCCAAAATCATGCAGGCTGAAGAGTCAATGCGTGAAGGCTTCAACCAGATGTTCTTCGCTGACGGAACTGGTAACTCGGGCAAGAACTGGAACGGTCTTGGAAACCTCGTTGAGGCTTCTGGAACTGTTGGCGGTATTGACCGTGCAACTGCTGGTAACGAGTTCTGGCGTTCGTACGAGGAGAACACCGCAGGTGCTCTTACCCTCGCACAAATGGCCACGGCTTACAACAGCGTGTCGGTTGGTAATGACCACCCAGACATGGTGTTGACCACCCAAACCCTGTTTGAGAAGTATGAGGCTCTTTTGCAGCCGCAACTTCGTTACACCGACACCAAGACGGCGGATGCTGGTTTCCAGAATCTTCTGTTCAAGGCTGCCCCGGTTGTGTACGATGTGCACTGCACTGCTGGCATCGTGTACTTCCTGAACAGCAAGTATCTCTCGCTTGTGGGTCACAGCGGCAAGTGGTTTGCTCAGACGGAGTTTGTCCGTCCTGAGAACCTTGATGCTCGCTATGCGCTCATCATGTGCTACGGCAACCTTACTTGCCGTAATGCTGCTAAGCAGGGGAAACTCACGGCGAAGACCGCCTGAGTCAGGTACGTTTTGGGTGGCGGGGCGAACCCCCGTCACCCAAGACAA